TGATAGATAATGAGTTAAGTAAAATTCTTGAAAAGTGCTCAGTGAGCACTGAGGCTACAGCCAAGGTATTCTTTCCAGACCGTTTTAGTGAGGAGTTTGCTCCTAATATACATGGAAAGATATTTGAACTAATAGATGGTCCGGCGAAGAAGGTAGCCATTGCTGCACCTCGTGGATGGGGGAAGACAAGTATAGTCGCACTGGCATTGATTGCTAGATGGATAATGTTCAGATATACTGGGTTCGTAGTCTACATCAACAAATCTCATGATGCCGCGGCACTCCAAACAGAAAACCTTCGTCGTGAGTTAGTTTCAAATAAAATGATAAGGGGTACCTTCGGAGACTTCAAACATCGAGATGTGAACAATAGTGAGTTTGATGAAGTATTCAGCAAAAAAGCCTGGGTTGCTTATGATACTTTGGTATGGCCTCGTGGTGCTGGCCAGCAAGTTCGTGGTGTGTTATTTAAGAATGATCGTCCTGGTCTTATTGTTATTGATGACTTGGAGGATGCGGAGAAGATAAATAATGATGAGATTAGGAAAGGTTGGTATCAGTGGCTATATGCGGATGTTATGAAGAGTGTTCCACAGATAGGCCCTAATGCTAATAATTGGAAGATCGTGTACATAGATACCTTAAAACACGAAGACTCGGTATTACAAAAACTACTCGACTCAGATGAGTGGGAATCTGTGAGACTCGAAGCTTGTGATGATAACTTTAAATCCACTGCTCCTCAATTCATATCAGATGAGACTATACAGAAGGAGTGGGATCATCATGTGAGTGCAGGTCAGACAGATGTTTTCTTTAGGGAGATGAGAAACCTTCCTATATCAACTAAAGACGCTTCATTCAGAGCTGAATATTTTAAATACTATAACATACCCCTTGACAGGGCAAAACAAGATACGGACCTTAACTTACTCGACATAGAAGTCCAAGCAAACAAGAACATTGAAACAGTAGTTATTCTCGACCCTGCTAAGACCGTAAAGATACATTCTGCCGAGAGTGCAATTGTAGGAATTGGAATAGACCTTGTTACAGCTCGGTTATTCATCCGAGATATAGTCCATAAGAAAATGTATCCTAATGAAATCTACGACGAACTCTTCGGAATGGCTATACGATTAGACGCAAAAGTAATAGGGATTGAAGAAACTGGATTAGCTGAGTTTATTAAACAACCTATAAAAAATGAAATGTTTAGACGAGGAAAATTCTTCGAACTCATATGGCTTAAAGCACGTGGTGGAAGTGGGAATGATAAAGGTAAAACACTTCGTATACGTGAGCTAGTTCCATATTATAGAGGGGGTTACATCTACCATAATGCCTCTTGTGCGAATATTAAAGTACTTGAACAACAACTAATGATGTTTCCTAGGTCAGCCCTCTGGGATATGATGGATGCTGAGGCATACATAGTTGAAATGCTTGAACTTGGTGAGAGGTATTTTAGCCCTCCGGATGTAGTAGATGCAGAAGATGAATATAAAGAACTCGACTATGACAATCCAATAGATGACTGGAGACTATTATGACCATTGCAGAAACCATTCTTGGGAGTTTAGTAGTTGCTGGTGTGTCAGCGCTAATTGGAGTGTTTGTAGGAAAACATAACAAAGTATCATCAAATACTTGTGATGAAAGAAGAGAAGCATGTAGATGTTTTATAGCAGAAAAGATAAGTAGTATTGAACATAAACTTGATGCATTAGTCAAACTAGTGCATGAAAAATTACTTGGGTTGTAGTTTGTTCAAATTTTGAATTAATTGGTTAAATACCTATGGCACTTCAATCTTTTAGAATAGGTCCTTATGCTGGGATTCAGTATAACGATTCTGACTTCGATACAGCTATCGAGACTACTCAACCAATAGCTGCTGGGGCTCCAGTATCTAACGACCATGTTGTTCGGTTAGGTGATACAGTATCTTTAATAGCCCAGGCAGTTGAAGCTGCAGATGCTTTACCTACTCCAACTGATAATGATGTATTTCCAATAGTAGATGTTGTCCTTCATGATTTAATGAAGATAACAGTTGGAGAGGTTAAGACATTACTTGAAACTTACTTTAATGATCTGTATGCAGCAATAGATGTAAATGGTAACTTGTTATTACCTAAAACTTCTGGCATCGGAATAAAGGTAGATTTAGCTACTCCTACATTTGGGTGGAAAGACCTACTCGGTGAAATTAAGATATTATCTCCAGGTGCTAATGATCCGACTTTGGCTGTGTTTAGGGATAGTGTAAGAGCATTCTCATTTAGTAATGCAGTTGTTAATGAAGTGCATTTACACTACCATATTCCTCATGATTACTTACCTGGTAGTGATATATTTATCCACTTTCACTGGAGCCAGAATGTTGTAGATACAGGTGGACCTGCTGGAGTTCCAGGAGATGTTAAATGGCAGGCAGAAGTAACTTATGCAAAGGGGCATAATCAAGCAGCATTTCCAGCATCATTTACGACATCAGTAGTTCAAACTGCAAGCGGAACGCAATATCGGCATATGCTGGCAGAGGTTCAACTTTCAGCCGCTTCACCTTCGGCTACTCAGATTGATTCAGATATTCTCGAACCTGATGGACTTATCATTGTAAGGGGATTTCGCAATCCAGCAGATGGTGCAGATACTTTAAACCAAGTACCTTTTTTACACTTTGTAGATATACATTATCAGTCTACTGGATTAGCCACTAAACAAAAAGCACCAGATTTTTACACCTAGGAGTTACCATGCCTTACATCGTAACTGGAGAACCCTCATCTTGGAAAGAAAACTACTTTCAAAAGGATAAATATGACTATAATTATCCTAATGGACTAAACCTAAGTCCAGGTAGTGAACTTCATGATAAGCTTCGTAACAAGATCTGGGAATATTCTAGGTTATCCAGAAATGAGATGTGTAAGAGGTTTCCATCCTGGCGTGAAACTGATAAGATATTAACTACTTACATCTGTCCTGATGATAAGGATAAGAAGAGTGAGGCCAAGGATAAAAATAAGCCTGTTAAGATAGTGTTTCCTTATAGCTATTCCATGCTCGAGGCATTGTTAACTTACTTATCAATGGCTTTCTTTCAATCCCCTATGTTCAAATATGAGGGGGTAGAAGATGATGATGTAGTAGGTGCAATGTTAATGGAGATGGTAATTAATCTTCATTGTGTAAAGAATAAAGTAATCCTTCCTGTCCATACAGCACTTCGTGATTCCCTGGCGTATGGAGTAGGTATTGCAATCCCTGAATGGAAAAGAAAGTATGGAAAGAAAGTAATTAAATCATCTGTAATTACTGAATCTGGAATGGGATCAGATACGCAGACATTTAAGGACACAGTTGAGAGCCTACTGTTTGAAGGTAATTCACTTAGCAATATTGATCCTTACATGTACCTCCCTGATCCTACTGTCTCTAGTGTTAATACGCAAGATGGAGAATTTGTAGGATGGGTAGATCGAACTAATTACATGAACTTGTTGAGTGAAGAAAATGAACCTGATTCAAGTTTGTTTAATGTAAAGTATCTCAAGGATAAGAAAGATAAGAGGTCAACCCTTTCACTTGATCAAAGTGATCGACAGATGAAGTTTGGAAAGACCGATAATAGAACTATATCATCAGGTACATTGTCACCAGTTGATCGGATAAGAATGTACATAACTATCATCCCAAAAGACTGGAAACTCGGCAATTCAGAAACTCCTGAAAAATGGTACTTTGAACTCGCATCAGATGATATAGTGATTGCATGTGAACCTGCTAACCACAATCATGGGATGTATCCAGTTGCTGTAGCATCACCTGAATTCGATGGATATTCACCTACTCCAATAGGTAGAATGGAAATCATCTACGGTCTCCAACATACTCTTGACTTCCTCTTCAACTCTCACATTGAGAATGTGAAGAAAGCTATCAACGATATGTTAATAGTTGACCCTTACCTCGTCAACATTAAGGACCTTGAAGACCCTCAACCTGGGAAACTCATTCGACTTCGTCGTCCTGCATGGGGACGTGGAGTGGATAAAGTAGTTCAGCAACTCCAAGTTACTGACATTACTCGGATGAATATAAGTGATAGTGCGTACATTACCCAGTGGATGGATCGCATAAGTGGTGCTGATCAATCTATGCAGGGCGCACTGAGGCAAGGTGGGCCTGAGCGATTAACTTCAGGTGAATTCCAAGGTACTCGATCCTCAGCCATGTCCCGTCTTCAACGCCTTGCAATGATCATAAGTACTCAATTCATGCAGGATGTTGGAACTATGTTTGCCGTCCATAGTCAACAGTATATGGAACAGGCAGCTTATGTTCAGATCACTGGACGTTATGCTGAGCAGATGGTTAAGAATTTTGGGAGTAATAAGAAGAGAGTTAATCCAGATGACTTGTTAATTAACTATGATCTGGTCGTAGGTGATGGATCAATACCTGGAGGGAATTTCTCTACTGCGTGGTTAGATTTATTCAAGACTATCGGAACCACTCCTGAACTCATGCAACAGTTTGATGTGACTAGGATATTTACCTACATAGCTCAACAACTCGGTGCCAAGAATGTTGAGGACTTTAGACGGAATGTTAATCAGATTCAGTCCCAACAGATGCCTGATCAACAGGTAATGGATCAAGTCCAGGCTGGCAATCTTGTTCCGACAGGAGTTCCTCAATGAAAGAGGTTAAAGTTCTATCTACAAAGAATCAACTTGAAGAGTTTAAAGAATCCCTCATATGGAAAGATATATGTAGTGAACTTGAAAACTGGAACGAAGGATTCTCCATGGAGCAGGACTCCATAGTTGATGATGCTGCGGCTAATAATCCTTCCACTGCATCAGTACTTCTTCACCTAGGAGATATTAACGGAAGGAAAAAAGCAGTCGCATATATGACTGGGATCATAGACATGTTTATAAACATACTGGAGGCAGACAATGTTAGACGCGACTCAACCGACAGATCAGGAGATGTTGGCTCAGATTCCGACTTGGATCAGGGAGACTAGAGCAGCTGTTAATGCGGTAGCTGACGTTAATAGTATAGGAACTACTGAACTTGAAGTAGTTGCCGGCTCTACTTCATTAACAGTAGGTAGTGAGATAGGTTCTTATGGATACGAGACTATTCTCATAACAGGTGCGGCTGCTATCTCATTGGCAAAGATTCTTGGTGGTTCTCAGGGACAAGTAAAGGTCTTCGTATTTGATGATAATCTTATCACAATCGAAGATGGAGCAGCCTCAGGTGGGAACTTCTACCTCAACCAGCTCCCTGCACTCTCCACCTTTGCTGCCCAAGCAGGTGATGTACTTGTAGTAATGAACATCGGTGGAGATGGTGGGGCTACTTCTCACGGTTACTGGAAGGAAATTAGTAGGCAGGTAGCATTGAAATAAATGGTTCAAAATTTGAACAAACTAAAGGAGAAAGACTATGGATGAAGACAATGTAAGAAATGAACTTGATGAGATGTTAGGGACAATGGCTGGACTTCCAGTTGAAGAAAAGGAGGATGTAAAGGAAGAGATTAAAGAGGAAGAGGTAAAGGAAGAGGAAGTTGTTGAAGAGAAAGAAGAAGTAAAGGAAGAAGTTGTCGAAGATGATAAAGATAAGACCATCGCCGAACTTCGTCAGCGTCTTGAGGAATCAGTAGGAAAGAAACCTGAGGAATCTGTCAAGAAGGAAGAAGAACCTGTTAAGAAAGAGGAGGAGAAGAAACCTGAACCTCTCCAATTTCAGGAACAGGACTTCATCGGTGATCTTGACCCGGAAGATATTATTCGTGATAAGAAGACTCTCAACCTCGTTCTCAACTCCATCTATCAAAAAGCCGTAACAGATGCAAAGAACATCATTGGTGAGGGGACACTTCGGGCTATACCCGACATAGTAAAAAACAACATAGATCTTTACACTACATTGAAAAAAGCTAGTGATAGTTTCTATGACACTCACAAGGACCTCGCCCCTTTTAAACGTGTCGTAGCGGCAGTGTTCGAAGAAATGGCATCACAGAATCCTGACAAAACTACTGAACAACTAATGGAACTCGTAGCACCTGAATCTCGTAAACGACTGGGGCTTCAATCCCAGGCAGTAAAAAAGGACAAAGAAACTCCTCCACGCCTACCTTCAAAAGGTAAATCTGGAGGCTCTGATCGAGGCGCTGTCAAACCAGACACTTCCGGAATAGTCAATGAACTGGAAGCTATGAACAAAGTCATAGGGAGGTAATACAATGGGACTTGAACAAAACAACGAGCAGCATTATAGGGAGGTACCGGATAAGTACCATGATCCGGCTGCGAACTACTCCATGTCGACAAGGGACTATGTCATGCGTCCGAGTGCAGATGCAGTCAGTGGTGCGATTATCATAGTCCTCCCACCTGTCGCTGAGGCAAAGGGTAGGTTCTATTCCATCCTTGCCAGAGATGCAGATGTAGCAAACTCCGTAACCATTACCCATAGGGATGATTCTGAGTACTGGATCAGTGACATAGTGCTCACAATCCCTGGCGACCGTGCTCTTCTTTACAGTGACGGTCTTGTGTGGCATCCGACTTCGGTTGTCGCTGGCATCCATCCGTATTAACAGATCGTTTAATTATTAAACGAACCCATTTAAACAGGAGGTAAATAGTTATGTTTCTTGGCATGAGGGGTACAGGCGACTGGGTAACTGACCAGAGACCTTTAAATTGGAGGGAGCAGATTCTTTATCTGTATCCCAATGGAATGGCTCCGCTGACTGCTATGCTTTCAATGATGCAGTCGGAGTCGGTAGATGATCCGCAATTCAACTGGTGGACTCAGGAGCAGGGAAGTGTAGGTGGTGCGGTTGCAGGTGTGTACACACTTCCTGATCTTTCCGTAGCATACGCGGCAAATGGAGTAGCAGGGGATGTTCTGTATGTTCAGGTAACTACTGCCCTTGCCATGCGTATCCGTGAAGGTCATCAAATCCTTCTCCGTGATGCATCCGACTACGCGGTCGACGTAGTTGGGAAAGTAACTGGAGTGACCAGAGGTAATGTAAACTCTGTGCTTGCAGTTAAGTTGCTGGAAGATGATGACAACTCCGCTTCCCATGACCTGAGCGACTGCGACACATTCAAGATCATCGGTAACATCAACCCTGAGGGTGGCGAGATGCCTGACGCCATTGCTCTTAACCCGACGAAGGTTTACAACTATACCCAGATCTTCCGTTCAGCTCTTTCTCTCACTCGTACAGCCCGAAAGACTCGGCTTCGCACTGGGGACCAATACCAGAAAGCCAAGAGTGAATGTCTCGAGATGCATTCCTGGGAAATGGAACTTGCTTTCCTCTGGGGCATCAGGACTGAGAACGTAGGTGACAACGGCAAGCCTGAGCGTACCACTATGGGGATCATCAACTTCATCCGTCAGTATGCGGCGGCCAACTGTGTTGATTATTCTCTTGACACAGACTATGCTGGCGATACCTGGGTCACCTCTGGCGAAGACTGGCTGAAAAACAAACTGGAACAAATCTTCCGTTTCGGCGCAAGTGAGAAACTTTGCTTCTGTGGCTCTGGATTCCTTCTCGGTCTGGACAAACTCGTCACCGCCGGAGCTACTATCACTGTAGTCCCTGGACAGAAATTCTATGGGATGGAAATCCTGGAATGGCGTACTCCTTTCGGCACCATCAAGATAAAAACTCACCCGTTGTTCTCCTTTGATGCAACTACCAGGAACATGGGGATTCTTATCGAGCCGAAAGAACTCACCTACAAATACATAGATGATACTTCATTCTATGGTGAAGGTTCTCAGAAAACTTCTCCCGAAGGTCATGGTGGTCGTAGGATTGACGGTACTAATGAGGAGTTCTTGACTGAGTGTGGTCTTGAATTCGGTCTCGCTCAGAAATGTGGTCTGCTTAATAGCGTAGGCCTGGATAACAATCTGGCTCCGTAACTTAACTTTCTAGGCCGGACTGGGAGGGAGTTACTCCTTTCTCCCTCCCAGTTTTTTCGAGGTGACTATGAACCTTTTACAAGTTAGATCAAAGTTGAGGGAAATAAGTGGGAGAGTAGATTTGGTTAATGTAGACGGTTCAGACAACGGTGCTGACTTTTACATTAACGAGGGGAGTCGGTACCTTGATAGATTAGACGAAACACAGAAGTCCTGGGCTTCGTGTTTTAGGTTAATTGAATCAGGAATGTTTTCTGCCTCGGTGCCATATTGTAGGGCAATTAAAGAAGTGTGGTTAATAGACGCTGTCAATGGAAGATGGCAACTTGAGAAGAAAAATTTACAAGACCTGATTACTGGTTATCTTGGTGGATTTCCAAGTGATCGAACCAGTGGGACTCCACTTTATTATTCACCTTGTTTGTCAAGGTTAGTGGCTGAATCTTTAACAGTTAATAGTATTCAGGCATTTATAGGGATGATTGAAATCCCTGCTGGAAATGCCAATGAATATAATACCTTCCTATTAAATGTCCCAGTTACATATCAAACTGTGCTTGATATAAGAGGTTTATTTTATCAATCTAAGTTGCTTAATGATATAGATTCAAACTACTGGTCTGACACTCATCCAATGTTGTTACTTAACTCAACAATGAGACAGATTGAAATAACTAATCGAAACACTCAAGGGGTTAAAGACTGGGATAATGTAATCACTGGAGATATGAGACTTCTAGGATTTGATCTTGTGGAAGAAATAATTGCTGGTGTCACAGAAATGGGGGAGGGGTAAATGGAGAATAGAGTTAAGAGACTAGAAACCATTACTGATCGCTTAATGCGTCGAGCAAAGAAACGTGCTTCTATTATAATCCCTCCTTCTTCCATCTCTCATGTGGTTATAGGAGATGATATTCAGGGGATTATATTTAGATACATGTTCCCCTGTGATGGGACTGTGTATAAAGGTGTGGTTAGATTCGATCATAAACCTAAGACTGATGTATTCTTGAATGTTAGGTTATTTAATGATGAAGATTCTCAGTCTACAGGGTTTAATATAAATAGGAAAATAGTTAGTAAACACATAGGAATTGATGTTAAGGAAGGTGACTGCTTATCAGTAACTATTGAACCTGACAGTGAGATACTTACCGAGGTCTGGCTATCCTTTACATTCATTCCTACTATCCGCGACTCAAGTGCTAAGTCATTTCTAATTGACGAACTTGAAAATGTTCGTTCAAATTTTGAACAATCTGCAATCGAGGACGAGAATGCGTGAGTTTGAGTTTGTTATAGATAATGCATTGAAGAATGGACTTAGTCCAGATAAAGGACTTCCTCCGAATTCGGAGTATCTATCTGAGTGTTTAGGATTTAGGTGTGGAAGGAGTGGACTGGAACCTCACATCGTCCTAACCAATCCCCTCCCTCCTGCATTTGATATGTTGTATAGTTGGCCATTTCCACAGTTGGTAGTTGGCGAGAAGAACAAGTTTTTGATTGTTAGAGATTTAGTCACTGACCTTGGAGATAATGTGTACTTGGTCAGTGAAGACAATCAAACTTTAACATGGTTATTCTTATTCGACCAACTTACATTCGGTACTGGGACATTAATGGAAGTTGCTGACTTTGGAAAGTATGCAGTTATGATGAATGGGACTGGAATACTTCATTATGATTATACAAGTGATTCATGGTTACAGGTCGATCCAAGTGCTACAATTCCTTTACTCCGGACTATCTGCAATTTCAAAGGTCAAGCAGTCGGAGGGGCTGTAACTAATGGATGGAATAGCTTGGATGAAAAACACTATGTATGGTCTAAGATCGGCTCCTTTGATTTTACAGTAGATGAGACCAATGAAGCTGGATATAGACGCTGTCCATATGGTGGAGATGTTTATCATATTAGGAGGTTAGATCAACTATTAATTGGTTACTCTTCAATGGGAGTAACTTTCCTCCACGCCATGAATGAGCCTGTAACTACATTCGGATTTAAGGAAAGGTGTGAAGTAGGATTGGTTAATAGAGGAGCTGTGAATGGAAATAAAGGTAAACATATCTTTGTTGGAAGTGATTATATATTAAGAGAGGTTACTACTGAAGGAGTTAAGGAACTAGGTTATCAACACATACTGGAAACATTAGAAGGACAAGATGTTATAGTCAACTATGATCCAATTAAAGGAGATTTTTACATAGGAAATGAAACGAAAACTTTCTTATTCTCCAACTATGGTATGACTGAAGTTAGACAGCATCCTTCTACAATATGGAGGACTGGAAGGTCTATGTATGCCATACCAGAGTTTGTTGATGATAGTGAACCATATCTAAATACAGAGATATTTAACATGGGATATAAAGGACAGAAAACATCCTTTGTTGTTGAATCAGATGTGACTGGAAACGATGATATAGATGTTGAAGTATCTGTAACCAACGATAGTAAGACATGGACAACTGTTGGACCTAAACCTATGAACGATAAGATGATTTCATCTATCATTGCTACAGGTGATGCGTTTAAAGTTAAGTTAATCTTTAATGATGAACTTTCAACTGATACCAAGATAGGATTTATCAAAATGAGATACAAAATGACAGACCTCCGCGGGATACGAGGAGTCTATGCACCAGGACTTAGAGGAGACCAAAAGTGATTAATAAACTTCTTCCAGATCAAATATCTTCAATGTGGCCAGTTATTAAATTTGCTATAGAGGAATCTATCCCTCCTATAACTGGTGAAAGCCCTAACAAAATTAATCTTCATCTATCTGCAATGTTAAGTGGGCAGTTAGATGTCTGGGCTGCTTATGATAGAGAAAATAATAAGTTTGAAGCAGTAGTAGTTACGGAACTATTAGAGGATATCCCTAGTGGTACAAGAAGTCTTTTAATATATTCTTTATATGGGTATTCAAGAATTACTGAAGAAAGATGGAAGGAAGGAAGTATAGCGCTTGCAAAGTATGCAGTATCAAAAGGATGTTCACGAATACTAGCATATACTGATAATGAGCATTTGATAAATATAGCTAAAAACTATGGAGCTACTATCAATACATTTATAGCTATTGACCTAGTTAAGTTATTAACTTAATAACTGGAGGTTTATATGGGAAGTTCAGGTGGTGGATCATCAGGAGCTGTTACCCATTCTGCATATCTAGAAGCTGCTCATCATGAGTGGATGAATCAAGGTGGAGCAGATGTTATAGAATCTTCTATAACAGATTGTATGAATGCAGCTATAGGAAATTCACCTTGGGTGGCTTTAAATGCATATGACCCAGCCAATGATATAGCTTTATATGAAGCTGAGTTTGCGGCTTATAAGATACTACTTTTAGGTTTGGATGAAGGAGTTATATTTGATACTATATATACAAGTATAGGGACTACATTAGATACCTCTATTCCAGCGAGTGTGTCTGCGTATTCTGATATATTAGATGATGAGATAAATACTAAAGTACTGCCCAGATTTAGACGTGGTATGCAAGATATCAATGCTGTCCAGGCCTCTTCATATGTTATAGGTGCAGCTGTAATAGAGAGTTTTAAAACTAGAGATGTAGCCAAGTTTACGACTGAACTTACATTAAAGTTGAATGAACAGAAAAATCAAAGTACTATAGTTATGACTCAATTTATGAGTCAAAGGATATCTTGGAACGCTGAATTTGTAAGGAGCTTTACTGACGCTATGAGAATAAAGATTATAGCACATAAAGAACAAATAGATCAAGACATGACTATAGATGAAAAGGATGCTTTGTGGGACCTTGAAGTATTTCAGTACGGAGCCAACTTAATGGCCGCTATAGCTGGTGGAACTACTATGAATAAAGCAAAGACTCCATCAGCTGCTCAGTCAGCATTAGGTGGGGCTATGAGTGGTGCATCAGCAGGGTCAGCATTTGGTCCTTGGGGAGCAGTTATTGGGGCAGTAGTTGGTGCTGCTGCTGGATATGCAAGTTCAACATAAAGGAGGGTATAATGGATACTATACAACCTGGAAATAATCTTTGGGAAAGTTTTGGAAATGTAATGCAGAATCAATTAGTTAGACAGTTTCTAGCTTCAGCAGGTTCAGCTGTAGGAGGTCCTGGGTCTGTTGGAGAGGCATTAGGTGGAATGGTTAATAAAGATATTCAAGGTCAGAACTATAATGCATTGTTGAAGAAGATGCTTGGTCCTGATGGGAGTAAAGGTACTTTTGATAATACTGGATTGACATTGAAGATTCCCAATACTGATCCGATGATTAGTCAGTTGTTAGGTGGAGGGCAAGGACAGGGTGGAATGTCTTTAATGTCTCCTGAGGTTATTAATAGTCTAAATCCAACTGGTCAAAATCCAGATGCTGGATTGCCTACTCCACAGATAGGTACTACTCAAACCGCAGGAGGTAGACCTAGCATCGCAAACCCTTTCGCTATTGACCAGCAAGGTACAAGTTATCCTGAGCTTAATGCATCAGACCTTGCTGGTCTTAGTCCGGAAATGATAGCTTCAGCATTTGGTCTGGCACAACAGGCTAAGAGTGTTCCGATAGAGAATGCCTATAGGCAGGCATTAACTCAACAGGCTATTGCGCAGACTGAGAACATTCCTATCCAGCAACAACTTGAATTAATGAAGTTGCAGAAGGAAGCTGCACTTGATCAACCCTTTGGTATTAAAGGTCCTGGAGGGATGGAAGTATCCCTTCGTGAATGGAGTTCATTGCCGGAGAAGGATAGGAATTATTTAGTTGCCAAACATGGTGCGGAGATACTTGGGGATACTAACTTTATGTCTCAAAGGGAATGGGAAGCTACTGCGCCAACTGAACAGGGAAGATTCCTTAGAGATATAATGCTCCATCCGGCGATGAAGAAAGTAGCGATGGATTTGAAGAGGGCTGGAGCTACGACTGTCAATCTTAATACCAAGTTGGAAGAGAAAAAGGCTATGGGTGATCTTGAGGGGCAGCTATATTTCTCTGATCCGAAGTGGACTGAGGATCTGGGAAAACACCTTAACAGTGAAGATGTTCAGAATGAAACCTTTACATCTAAAACACCTGGCAGAGTTAAAGCTAAGGCTACTGTTAAGTTCATTGAAGATAAAATCACTGGTGGCGGAGGAAAGATTCGTGATGTGAAGATGGATAAAGATGGTAGGACTATGGTATGGGAAGTTAGATGGCCCTCTGGTGATATTAAAAAACTTCGTTATGTAGTTAAGTAGGAGATAAGTATGCCTTCAGGACTTGATCTTTTAGGTGAAGAGGAAGTTGGGAGTGGGATGAGTGGGTTGAATTTACTTGAGGAACCTGAAACTATCCCCATTCCAAAGAAACCAATTTCCAAGAATCCAGAACTTAGGAGTTATTTCGAGAGCGGATCACCTCCTTGGATGATTCCTAATTTTGGTTCATTACCTTTAAGTGAACTTAATACCCCTGCGCCTCCAGGTGGATGGGATGTAGAGGGAAATCCACTTGATGAAACAGGGACTGCTTATGGAAAGGTTAAGTTGCCAGAGAAGTATACTACGAAGCCAGGTATTTATAATGAACCTAAACGTAACTTCATACAGAAGGTAGGTGATGAGGTTCATAGGTTATTTACTGATCCTGCTGAGGAGAAGGCTAAGGCTACATATTCAATAGTTATGGCTGAGCAGTTGGGAGTTAGGCCTAGTGATATTTCACCTGATCTTTATACTGCCTTCATGAGTGGATTAGGTGGAAGTGTTCATGGGTTGATAGGGCAGACAAAGAGTGGGAAGAAATATCCTTCCATCAATCCCAAAGCTATGGAAGCCCAATCTACCGTAACCAAGTTTGCTCAAATGGCTGGAGGGTTAGTAGGTGATCTTCCTACCATGACCGCTGCTGGAGTTTCAACTTCATTGGTAGCAAGTCCATTAACTGGCTTCATTGCAGCGTTTACTGTGCCTGCTGGATTGAGAGCTCATTATGCATATGAACTTGAACATGGAAAGATTAATACTCCTGAGGAATATATAGAAGATATCAAAGGTGTAGCGAAGGAATCTGTTAAAGGCGCAGTGACGGGAATGGCTACAGGTGCGGCTGGGAAAGCAGTGTCAGCGTTAGGAGCGATCCCCAGACTGGGCACGGAAGCTGCGGTAATGTCTACTGTTGGTGCAGGGTTGGAGGGAAAACTTCCTACAAAAGAAGATATAGCCGGTGCTGCATTATTTATGGTAGGTATGCATGGAATAGGAAAGGTTCCTGATGTTTCGAGTAGGGTTAAGAACTTTTGGGTTAAGACTGGGAGGGCTCCACAGGATTTGATACAAGATGCTCAGACCGATCCTAAGCTTGCTGAGTGGTTGGTGAAGGGAGGGAACATTCCTGAGGATGTTCTTGAAAGGGCTCAGACAAAAGTTAAGGAAACTTCTGATATACAGACTGAGTTGGCCGCTAAGGCTGAGGCTGAGAGGATTAGTAAGATAGATATTAACAAGCTCATCATGGATGAGTTGATGGTTAAGGCTGAAAAGATAGATAAGGTTAAAGAGGTTAGGGAGGAAGCCCCTGTCGAGCCTGAGGAAGTTCCTAAGTCTGGCATTGACCTATTGGACGGGGTTCGTTCAAATTTTGAACAATCTTACAAATCCCAGGCTGAGGAACTCGGGGTTAAGTTTAACGGAATGCAGGAAGGAGTAGGGACTTCGGCACCGATATTTACTGATCCTGAGACAGGGAGTTCTTTTTCGATCCGGGCAGGTGAGAAAGTATCTGATGGGTTGAATGCTGTACGTGATAGATTTAAGAAAGAAGAGCCCTTTGACGAGGTTGATGAAGAGATAGGGATTCCTTTGCCGAAAGGACTAAGTACCGAAAAACATCCTTTACGGGAAACGGATATAGAACATACTAACACAATGAGTAAGATATTTAAAGAGCAGTTACCGAAGACTAGTTCTCCGGAAACTTTTACGAGATATCTTATTAATGAAGTTAATAGGTATCTTAATGGTGAGGAAGTTCAGATTGATCAAGTTAGGAATGGTCTAAGTGACTTGGCTGCGAGAGCAAGTGAGGTGGAGGAAAGATTTGATAATCCACTTTATTATCTCCAGTGGAAGAAAACAGTTAGTGAGGCGGCTAGGTGGGCAAGGAATGCAGATCGTTCAAATATTGAACGGATTGGTGGGACTACTTTGAACATGGGAGTAGATCCGACTCAGATAGCTCCGTTCTTTTCTAAGATGAAAAAGTTGGTGGAAGAGAAGATGGGTGGAAGGGCGTCTATTGGTGAGCTTAAGAATATGTTGGAGAAGAATGGAGTTACTCAGGATGAGTTGAATAATACTGGGATATTATCTGAGCTGAAAGAAACTCCTGTGAAAAAACAAGATGTTCTTGATGCGATAGAGGCTAATAGTGTTAAGTTGGAAGATGTGGTGCTTGGTGGAAGGACTGAGCCCATAGACGAAGGTATCCTTAGTGGAACTTCCTTATCAGTTACAGATACCCAATTCTCCACCTACCAACTCCCCGGGGGGAAGGAAGGTAGTTATCGGGAGATGTTTGTTACGGCTCCTGATTATCTACAGAATGTAAAAGGTCAGTATGGTAATGATGTTACTGAATGGCCTAAAGATATTTCTGAATGGCAAGACGGCCACTCCCAATACTCTTCCATTCAAAACCCTGTGGTGAGAGTTAGATTTAATGAAAGGGAAGTAGACGGTAAAAAGATCCTCTTCATCGAAGAAATGCAAGGACCTTCTGGAGATACTAAGTATTATATAGGAGATAATGTATTCGATCAGAAACCTAAAGCAATAGAGTATGCTAAAAATAATGATCTTAGTCCTGAGAATATTACAAAGACTATCGAAGGAGAGCAGAGTAAGATGCCTGCTTATCTACAGTCTCGTATATACGATATTGGAGTTAAGAGGATTCTTGCATACGCAAAAGAAAAAGGATTTGATGGGGTAGCATGGACACCTGGTGAGATACAAGCAAATAGATATTCCCTAGAAAAACATTTTAGTAAGATAGAGTTTAGAGATAACTATTCAGGGGGGATAAGCAATGCGGATATTGAGGGACCTCCTTCTTATGGACGTTTAATAGGGTATGACCATAATAAACAAGTTATAGTAGATGAATACCTAGAAGCGGAACAGTTACATGAGTATATAGGAAAAGAGCATACAGAGAAACTGTTGAATACTTCTGCAGAACTGACACACTCTGCTGGGACAGGAGTAAGGCAGCGAACACTTTCTGGAATTGACCTTAAGCATACTAAAGGTAATCTAAAAGATGTATATGATAAGACTATTCCTTCAATGATGAAGAAATATGGGAAGGAGAATGTAGAGAAGATTCCTATAGACATTACTGATTCTGGATGGGGTGACACTACCAAACGTAAAATGGCAGATGTTCAGATGATCCCTATCACGGAAAAAGTTCCTGGGTCATTCTCATTATATACCGGAGTCGATCCCATCGAAGGTGGTAAGGCCATCATCGACGCTGCTAAACGAGCTAAAAAATACGTTGAAAATGCTAGGTCAATGAAGGAGTTTAAACCTGGCGTGGCATTTGAGAAGGTGAAAGAAGAAGTTATTCAATCTGTTGTGGATAGGTCTGGGAACATCCGTAGGGATATGTTAAGTGATCTAGGTGATGAAGGTTATCGAATCCTTCAGTCTATGTACTTGTCCAAAGGTGCATCTGCGCGGTCAGCTGAGATGTTAAAACAGATGAGGAAGGAAGTTTATAGTGGACTAACTAAACAGGAAAGAAGAGTTCTTGATACATTAATCCTTATGAAGAGGATGTTGGATATAGGCGGGTATAAAACCACTAATCAGTTCAACTTTCCTAAAGGCGCAAGTCCAATAGAGGCTGCTGCATATACTGAACTATATCAATATATTGAAGGGGTAACTAGAGAACAGGCAATCAATCTAAGAAATAAAATGGATGCCTACTATGAATGGATGAGAAAACCTGTAAAGGATTTATTCGATGCCGGACTTATTAAACAGGAAGAACATGATGCTCTAATTGCCCATAACTATCGTCGATTGAAACTTGTTGAAGTGTATGATAAACGACATGTATCAAAGGTTGGAGCGACTAAAAGAACAATCTATGATTCTGGTGTAGAGGCACTCTCCCACGGACGTGACACAGATATATTCGAACCTTCCAGTGAAATCATGGCCCTCGAAGTATTCAACAGAGCCTATGGAAGAATAATGAACAACGAGGCTAACAGTGCCCTACTTAAACTCGCTCGTGACCACGGAGATAACAACTTTGTACGAGTTAAGGAAGACCGAGGAACTAAAATCCCTAGCGGATGGAATCGAATCTTCGTGTATGAGAATGGAGAACGTAAAGCTTTATTTATTTCACCTCAGATGTCAAGAGAGTGGATTACCAATAGTCCAGAGGTTAGCTATAAGTTGGGCCAGGTGTTTAGATATGGAAGTGGGTCGCCTATCTTGAGGACCTTTGCTACAGGGATTAACTGGGGATTTGCACTGGCGAATTTACCTAGGGATATCATGCACTCTTGGTATGCAACGAGAGTGTTTGAAGATGGGAAGTGGAAATCGTTGTATAGTAATAGTTTGCCTACCTTTGCTTTACAGATGGGAAGGGATCAAGCAAGTGTGTTTAGTGATGCCTTGCTGCGTAAAGGTAGATACAAAGACTACATCAATGAAGGTGGAGGGATGGAGTTTCTTGTACACCAAGGTAGACTCCTTCAACGTGGTAGACATATAGAAGGTGGGCTTGACAAAGTGATGGATTTCCTAGGTTACTTTGGTGAAACATCTGAAATCATGACTAGGTTGGCAATTAGAGAGAGGGCTCTGAGGAAAGGTAAAGGGAGTAAAGAAGCTACGTTTGTGGCAAGGGATTACATGGACTTTGCTCAGGGTGGAGGGGTAACGAAGGCTCTTGATAATGCAATACCTTATCTTAATGCATCAGTTCAAGGCACTAGAGGAATGTTGAGAGCGTTTAAAGATAGTCCAATAGATTCAGCAATCAAGATGTCTCAATTCGCTGCGTTGGTTACTGGGATGTATATAGCCTCGAATAAGTATAACCCTCAAACCATGCAGAGTTTGCAAGGGAGTATCGATCAACAGAATAATATATGTATTCCGATAGGAGATCAGTTCAGCTACTTGGATAGTAAAGGACAGACTAGATATCCTTATATAAAGATTCCTCTTGATCCTGGACAGAAGTTTTTCAAGACCTTATTTGAGGGCGCCACAGATAAATGGTTAGGGAATGAAGTAGATGTTGAGCGCATTACTGGATCATTAAAGAATATGAGCCCTGTTGGAATATCATCCTTACCACCGACATTAAGTGGAGTGTTAGGTTATGTACAGAATAAAAACTACTGGCTAAATGAGGAAATCTGGAACAGTAATAAGTACGGAGGCCCTTATGGATTCCCCCAGAGTGGAGAAGAGTTCATACCAGGGAAGACTCCACAGGCTATGGTGGATCTTGGAAAGGTTACAGGCCTGTCCCCTGAGCGAACCAAGTATGCAATCGAACAGCTTATTACAAAGGATAATATCTTTACAACGCTCGGAGGTGGGTTGTATGAGAAGGTATATGGGGAGGTGCCGAAGGTAGAGAAGGAAATGATCTTGGCTGAGGCACTGAGTAAAAGTCCAGGTGTGAAGAGATTTATAGGGAGTACTAATCCTTATTCACAATTTGCAGGGCCTATTAAAGAGGGAATGGAAAAGGCTGAGTTGGAAAGGTTTATTCAGAATAGAGGATTAGATGCTAGGTTTGAAGGTTACCTTGCGGATAAAGTAGATAGGCAAGAAATCTTTGAATATATGCAGAGTTTTAAAGATAGAGATGTTTATAATAGGTTGAAGGATAGATTTAAATTTGCTGAGAAGATTAAGGAGTTGCCGAATAGAGCATTCTGGTTATCGTTGAAAGGGATTGAAGATACAGAAACCAGGGCTAGGCTTTATCTGGATAGATTAGACAAAGCCAGCCCTGAGGAACAAGATAGAATAATGACAGAAGAGATTCCCATAGTGTTAAGAGCAGGAGGGATTATCTCTGGGGAGTTTAGGAAAGAAGTTATTAAGTTGAGGAGTGAGTAGGGTTTTTATCATAATAATCTTGCATCTTTTCTGTGTATGATATAGCATCTTTTAAATCATTAGTGTGGTGTAGTGCATATCCACTCCTTCCTATCACTCTATATAGATATTCTCCATAACCTCTTGCATTCTCTGGTATTTTTTCATAATAGGCATTAGACATATTAGCCTCCATTGTTTAGTTCGTTTAATTATTAAACAATTTATTCCAAAGGGCAATTATCAGAAACCTTATCTGAAGGGACAGCACGATCCTTTGCATAAGGTTTTTGTACTACAGATTTATGATGCCAGCAGGACCATATGTTACTATGGGAACCAGCACAGTAAGGACACTCAGGGCATTTGGTGATAGTGATTGTTTTCATCCCTAATCCTCCATAGTTCAGTAGCTTGACAGCAGTGACCTTCTTGACCAAACATATCAGATAATCCAGACGCCTGTTTAAGTATATCTAATAGGTGTGGATTCTCTATTATATAGAGATTCCATAATGAAGAATAATATTCCTTACAGAAATCCATATTAACTGGTTTACGCCCTTTGGCATATCTCCATGTAAGACCACTTGTTCCATCAGGAAATAACTTAGATGCTTGGTATAACTGTTCAATAGTTTTGTTCCCATAGAACTTAATCCTAGCATAGAATGCACTAAATCTTTTATCTCCTTTACTACTACATTCAAGATAAGGTGGATTTCCATGTCTTATCATGTTACCTCCTATTTCATATTATCTAATATATGTGCCACAGATTCCATCCCAGGACGACGAACAACTTTGATATATCCGATGGTTTCCAAAGTTACCAAAACTCTATCCAATGTAAGTTTATCCATATCACTTTCGAAATGTCTCGCTATGTCACGAATAGAGACGTCTTTGGTATAAGAGTTGGTAAGGAAGACTATGGTATCTTGTACCAAGGATGATATATCACTTCGGCCAATCCCTCTGAAGACCTTAGGCATGTTGATTTCGACTTCGGCAAGGAGACCTGCGGCTCTCATTAGGTGATCCTCGGTGATTACCATCCTATCCGATTCCGATGCTGAGCATATCATAGATAAGGTAAGGAGATGTTTCCGTCTCCGTCCACAGTATCCGTCGAACTTTTTATCGTAGAAAGGTTTGTTTACATCCGCTTCACGACACCAGGCTTCATATGCACTCATGAAGCCATTACTTACATTAAACTCACCGGACATCATTGAGATTTGTTCTAGGTCTCGGATGAGGAGTTGTTGGAGCTTAAGTTCTTCGTCAGTTTTAGACCCCCATATGACAAGTTTCTCTCGCTTGTCTCCCCAGACAAAGATAATCCTTGATGTAAGTCCGATACCAATAGACTCCAGCGGCAAAGAAGTCTGTATCGCATCAGGAGTTGTACCTGCCAGAATATTCGTCCAGACTCCAATGATTTCTTCTTTCTTCCTCGAAACTGTTTCATAACTCCACCTCGGATGACAGTCGTACCAGTCACATAGGGCTGTGATAAGTTCCTTATTACCATATCCCAAGAAGACAGTAAACTCGTTGGAGAAAATAGTAAGGGATGAATGAAAGTGTTGTTGACCTGTGGCCATGTCTATGTCGGTTAGATTGGTTTCCTTCATCTTTTTAATGAGGGCTTGAAGGGAAGTGGCTTGGGCAGATAGACGGATAGTAGGAATATGTTCTATGATATCCTTACTAAATCCCATAGCGGTACCTTTGCCAGTTGATGAGTTGCCGACGAGGACAACGTATAGATTAGGATAGAAAGTTAGCGACAGTCCGAATTCTAATCTCACTTTGCGTTGGAGAGCAGAGGCAATAGTAGATATAGCTGTCCATTTTCTGAACAGTTTTGGAGGCTCGGAGTTGTCTGAGAGTAACATGAAACTATCTATCCAATCAGGGAGGTTTCTGGTGGTGGACATAGAGGCTCCCTAAATATAGACTAAGAATATGTTTTTACCTTTGTATCTTTCAGGAATATAGATATAAATCTCTAATGGGTCTGGGCCTTCCTTCATCTTTATACATGATTCAGTAGGGTCTGATACATGCATGACTTTTCCTGGTTTTAGTGCTGAAGGATCATATACAAAGAGAGGATTATTGATTAAAATCTTTACCTTCTCATATATCCCTTTCCTTACACTCTCACCTAATGGTACTCCAAGAAGATTAGCAATCTCTTGAAGGTCCCATTCAGATTCAACTTGCATAGCTGATTCTTTCCATGCTCGAAGTTCATACAGCTCATCCATCTTTTCATTTAGCGCTTCCTTACGAACAGTTATATCCTCTTGTGAATCAAATAGAGATTTTTTAAGTTCGTTAATATTCTCAGCCGTAATAGTTATCATCTCTCTTCTCCTTTTATTAGTTTTTCATATACTTCCTTTAACTTATCGGCCAACTCAGTTTCCGAATTAGGAATGTACTTACTCTTAATCTCACTCATCTGATCTTTACACATGTTAAGTCCAATAGCTAAATCAACAGGTGTTTTAATCTCCCTTCCATTCCACTCCATTGGGGTCTCTAGGGAATTCTTAATCTGAAGTAACATCCTAGCGTGTTCAGTCCAGGGAATGGATAAAGGGATTTGAAACACTATTGAGTCATGTATCTGTGCAAGAATCTCAAGTGGCTTAAACCAATGTTGGTTATAATAGATGAATTCCAGACCTTGCTCATTCACCTTATCTGCACAAGTACTTTGGGCAAAGTGAGCATAGGCTTCACGATAAGTATCATCACAAGCACTTTGAGCCACGTTGGGATAGGAAGGGATAATTGGTCCGAGGAATAACCTAGTGCGGCCAAAAAGATTAGTAACAGTCCTATCACGTTTAAGCATATTTTGGATAAGGATGTGATAACCCTCCCTTATTTGAGGATACCCTCGATGGATGTTGAATATTATCTTCTTTGCTATGTGCTCAGGCATTTCATATTTAAGTGCAAATGTTCTATACCCTACATCATAGTTTGTAGCATGATTACCCTTTTTCCCCCAGAACCTTTCACTTTGCCTACCATCACCTAATATTGAAGAACCATCTTCTTTTGATATCTGATCGTAGGGTTTGTCGAAGATGATTGAAGCAGTGAGGGTATGTAGATCTATTCCTATTTCAAATGCTTCGATTTGTGCAAGCACTCCTCCGACGTAGGCAACAATCCTATTTTCAATTTGTGAGAGGTCAAAGGAATATCCGATATAGCCATCATCGAACAAGAAAAAACGGAGCAAGTCATGGGGCCAGTTCTGCTGATTACCTCCAGTCCCAAAGATAGTTTCGCCTGAAGCGAGCCGTCCAGTTTCAGCACCAACTGGTTTATATGAACTTCTATATCTGCCATCTTGATCCACCTTTCCTATGTTGAGATATGTGGAAAGGCGTTTGGATAGTCCACGAATATCTAACATAATTTGAGCAGCTTCGACACCTTGACGGGATAATCTCTTAAGAGCATCTACATCAATGGAGTCATGGGATTCACCTTTTTGATTACGTTTTTTGTAAGGTTTGAAGCCTAACTTTTTGTAAAAGTAATCCATTAACTGCTTGGGAGAGTTGTAGTTTATTTCGGCACCTACAATTTTGTTCAGGTCAGCAGATAGTTTATCAAGAGTAATCTGTTGTTCGTCTTTGTACTCCATCATACCTTGGACGTCTATTCGAATCCCACGCTCGGACATGTAGATGAGAGGTTCTATAAGCTTACGTTGACGGTCATAAGTTGATACATTCTTTTGCACTTCCAAGGTATGCATTTGTTTAGGATGAGCAGCGATAGGGACGATGGAGTCCATTCCGTTATAGTTCCACCACTCATCCCAGGTACCTTGTCCCATCTTCATCCATTGTTTACCGTCTTGTTTATAGTAAGGAATGTCAGTGTGCATGGTGGTAACTGCATCGAGGCCAGCAGGGAAGTCAGGGTAGCTAATCTTCTGCGCTATTTGTGTACAGTGGATATCCCCTCGAGGAACGATTCCGTACTTTCGGAACAGGAACTGGAGGTCGAAGATGAAGTTAGCTCCGATCTTTTTGATGTCAGGGTCTTGAATAATCTGGGCGAGATGGCAGAGGATTTCATACTCTTGGTCAGCCGTAAAGTAATCTCCATTTTGCCATCGAAGTGGGATTGAGATAGCTTCTGTATCCGACCACCCGACTGAGAAACAATCGACTTCTCTATTAACAACTTCAATGTCGATAGATAGTATTTGGCCTGCTTTGCCGACTTGAATGCTATGGTCAAGGTAGGACATGGATTCAGAAAAAGTTGGACGAGTGTAGACTGTGCGTGGGATTCGAGTGATTGCTTTAGTTTCAGATTCATATTTAGCCCTCATTAAGTCTTCACAGATTAAAGGTTTGTTGAGATAGTTGAATTTGGGCGGAATGAATGTAGCGGGATGAAATGTAGGTAGCACTTTAAGACCAGGTACAAGAGTAGACTCAAGCACACTACCGTGCCACTTAGTGATACCAACGCGATTGCACAGAGCAAGAAGAGCAATGTTACCAAAGGCGATAATGCAATTAAGATTGAGGGATTTAAGTTCATCACCGAGCTCCTTTATGTACTCGTATCCTTCAGGGGAGATAGTGTGTTTGCCACGAGTGTCGATGTTGATATAGTGTTGGAGGGGAGCATCTAAATCTTTTATCACGTTGGTAAGATAGATCGAGTGCCTCGGAATTCCGGCAAGTGTAAGACACTCATCTAGGCCACGCCCTGCGGGACCAACAAAAGGTTTACCACAGCGGATTTCTTCGAGTCCAGGTTGCTCTCCACATCCAGCGAGAATGGCATTAGGATCACCTGATGGAGGGACGAAGGTTCTTTTCATACTCGTATCCCCTCCGCATAAAGAACGTCCCAAAATAGCCTTCTCATTTTACGATCTATAGGCGGTTCAGTATCAGGGTCAGGATCATTTAATAGTGGATTTTGTACTATCTGCATAAGCCATCTAGCTTCGTCCTCAGTCATGATAATAGTTACTTCAATATCCCTTCGTACTTTCGCTTCCATTTTTCCTCCCTTATCATTGGGTTGGTTCAAATTTTGAACGAACTATTTTTTATTCCAAGGCTTGAAATTAAGTAGTTCTTTTGGGTCTGGAAATATTCCAGTAAATGTAATAGCCCTGTCATCTATTGAAATCATAGCAGGTGGTTTATTCTCTGGAAATTTTAACTTTAATACCCAAACTGGAACACAACAGGTATTATCTGGATCATAATCAGAACCAGTAACCTCTTTCCATATCCAATTTTGCATAGCCTCTGAACCACCTTGTTGATGAGTACGAGACGAGAATATATGAACCTCGAAATAGTTACTTGCCATTGCCAAGAAATCAAAAGCTCCAGGGACTGGAGGATCAGGGATTTTATCTGCTCCTTTCCACCCACTAGTATAAGAATGAATTACTCCATCAAAATCCATACATAGGATAGGCTTATTTGTGATAGGTAAGTCTGGTGATATACAAGAACATGGACAATTGTTACATTCACAGAAGTTATTCATAGTTATCTCCTATTTACGATTTCAAGTTATGGACCTTTACAAGGAAACTATCCTTAAATGATTTCCCTAAATCAAATCCCATCGCGGTCATACCTACTTGATGTGCTGAGATAATTCCGTTACCACTTCCGAGGAATGGAATGAGGATACGTGAGCCAGGGAAAGCGAAAGTTTCATAGATATCCTTCATCATCTCGATGGGACGTTCTGTGGGGTGAGTCTTCTGTTGAGGGGGGACAGGAGGATAGTTGAATATATTATTAGCGCGGTTCTTAGCTATCGCCGGCCGACCTTTCCATGCGTAGAAGAACATCTCGTATGAATTAGGGAGATGCATTTCAGGACGTTTGGTCTGGCCAGTAGGTTTAGTCCATATAGGACACATGCGAGTAGTTTCGAACCCTGCCGAACGGAGACCGTTGTAAATAGTTTCGAACCAAGGTTCCGGGGCAAACCAGCAGAGTAACCAAGAATGATCAGCCATGACTCGGTAACATTCTCTGAACGTACGATAGATGAATTCCTGGTAATCGGTTGAAGGGATTTCATTATAGTCATTCATAGCATACTGGGAAATGCCCTCAGTTTTTTTCGCATCCTGGAGTGCGATAGCATAGGGAGGATCTATTTCGACCAAGTGAAACACACCATCAGGGATATCTTTAACTCCGACGAAGAAATCTTTGATTACGTAGGAGTTAGCAAGCTGCTTGGTTGTTACGTCAGTGTTGTTTGTTTCGAGTTGTTTCGCTACACATTCACGGACTATGGCTTCATCCATCTTTTTCATTACTGCAGAAGCATCCGCGGCAGTTTTACACTTGTCAAAAAGTTCAGGACACATATCACGGAGTTCTGCTCTTTTAATTGCAGTGGATATGGCCGACTTGGGTGTGTCACCGAGGAACTTACCTGTATCTGCCACACCCCACCCTTCACCACCAGGTCCGGGACGAGCAGCACCGTATAGTTTCTGTTGCATTTGATGGATTTCAAGA